TTGCTGGATCAACCGGAACCGCTGGATATGTATTAACCTCTAATGGCGCATCTGCACCAACTTGGCAGGTCAATGCCTCTGGTCTAGCCATTGCGGACGATACAACCACCAATGCAACCCGTTATCTAGCATTTACCGATGCGACCACAGGCAACATTACAACGGCCAATGTCTCATCAACTAAGCTGCAATTTAACCCATCAACAGGTGTTTTAGCATCCACTACATTTAGCGGATCAGGAACTTCATTAACTGGTGTTGGCCTGTTGGCAACTGCTGGAACTTATACGGCATTACAGACCTTTGCCGGAACTTCAAGCGTAGCAGCATTGAAAACAACCAATATTAAAGAGGTTGCAACCATTTCTGCTACTGCTGCGACAGGCACAATTGCCTACGATATTACGACTCAGTCAGTTTTATATTACACAAGCAATGCAAGCGGTAACTTTACAGTCAACTTCCGTGGTTCTAGCGGTACAACTTTAGACACTTTAATGTCTACAGGTGAGTCTATGTCTGTCACTTTCTTGGTAACTAATGGCTCTACAGCATATTACAACTCTGCAGTTCAAGTAGATGGAAACTCTGTTACCCCTAAATGGCAAGGTGGAACAGCACCTACAAGCGGAAATGCTAGTTCAATAGATTCTTATACCTATGTCATATTTAAAACAGGAAGCGCAACCTTTACTGTATTAGCCTCTGTAACTAAATTCGCATAAGGTAAACAATGCCACGCTTATCTAAAATTGGAGCAGCAGCTTTAGCAGCTTTTGGATGGACAGGATTACAAACTGTTACTGCCGACTTTTTAGTAATTGCTGGAGGTGGTGCTGGCGGTGGCGGTTCTTCAGGCGGTGGCGGTGGCGCAGGGGGTTATCGTTGTTCAGTTACAGGAGAATCATCAGGCGGTGGCGCTTCTGCTGAAGCAAAATTAGTTCTTAATGTAACTCAATCTTACACAGTTACTGTTGGTGCTGGTGGTTCAGGTGTTGCTACTGGAACCGCAGGAAGCCAAGGTAATGACTCGGTATTTAGCACCATCACATCAACAAAAGGCGATGGTGGAGGGGCTGGAGGAGCCACTCAAAATGCAAATATGACCACTACTGGTGGTTCTGGTGGTGGCAAAGGTGTAACAGTTGATGGTAATACCTATACAGGTGGTTCTGGAACTGCGAATCAAGGATTTAACGGCGGTTCAAGTTTTGGAAACCTTAACTATGCTGGCGGTGGCGGTGGCGGTGCTGGCGGTGCTGGTGAAAATGCTTCTAGCAATAATAATGGCGATGGGGGTAATGGAGTTACATCTTCTATTACTGGTTCTGCGGTAGCCAGAGCAGGTGGCGGCGGTGCAGGAGCAAACATTTATAGCACTACACCAGGAAATGGTGTTAATGGCGGCGGTAATGGTGGTACTACAACTGGAAGTAACGCAGAAGCAAACAAAGGCGGTGGTGGCGGTGGTTCTCAAACAAGTACATCTGGCAACGGCGGCTCAGGAATTGTCATCATCTCCTACACATCTGCAACTCAATTATTCGGTGGTGGAACTGTTACCGTTTCTGGCGGTAAATTTATTCACACCTTTACTTCTTCTGGTGCATTAAGCCCATTGTCCTCGTTGACAGCAAGCTGCTTAGTTGTTGCAGGTGGCGGTGGTGGCGGTGGTGCTTTAGATTCATCAAATGTAGGAACTGGTGGCGGTGGTGGTGCTGGCGGTTTTCGCACAAGTTCTAGTTTAATTATTGATACAAACTCAATTTACACAGTAACAGTTGGCGGTGGCGGTAATGGAGCATTATCTTCAGGTGTAGTAGATGCTACCAAAGGCTCAGATTCTGTATTTAGCACAATTACATCAACTGGTGGTGGTAAGGGTGGCTCATACGACAATGGTGGACTTTTTAACCAAGGTGGTAATGGTGGTTCAGGCGGTGGTAATGGATATGCAAATACAACTACTGCTGGACAAGGAAATACCCCATCTACAAGCCCAAGCCAAGGAAATAATGGTGGAGTTCAAGCTGGTGGTGGCGCTGCTCCTGCTTATGGCGGTGGTGGCGGTGGAGGTGCATCCGCAGTAGGCGCTGCTGGAACAACATCTGCTGGCGGTAATGGAGGCGCTGGAACTGCATCTTCTATTAGCGGTTCGTCTGTAACATACGCAGGTGGAGGTGGTGGTGGCTCTGACTCAGGAGGCTCTGCTGGAACAGGTGGCGCTGGTGGCGGTGGTAACGGCTCAAATACTACTAATGGCTCTGTTGGATCAACGAATACAGGTGGCGGTGGTGGCGGTGGTGGTAATCCATCAGGTGCAGGATCATCTAATGGCGGTAATGGCGGTAGCGGTATAGTCATTATTTCTTACGCTGGCGCACAAGCATTTACTGGTGGAACTTACTCATCTTCTGGCGGTAACTCTATCCATACATTTACAAGTAGTGGTTCGCTAACTGGTGGTTATGTTGAGTATTTAGTAGTCGCTGGTGGAGGTGGTGGTGGATTTAGCGGTGCTGGTGGTGGCGGTGCTGGAGGTTTTTTGACTGGTTCTACTAATTTAACTAAGGGAACTCAATATACAGTTACTGTGGGTAATGGCGGTGCAGGAGTGTCTAGCCCAACAATAAGGGGCGGTAAAGGATCAAACTCTGTTTTTTCAACCATTACAGCCACAGGAGGTGGTGGCGGGGGAAGCGGTGGTACATCTGGAGAAGCAGGGGGTTCTGCTGGTGGTACAGGCAACTCAAATGGAACTGTCACATCTCCATCTCCAGCTAGTGAAGGAAACGCAGGTGGTGGAGGTGGAGGTTCGCCTGAGTATGGCGGTGGTGGTGGCGGTGGTGCAGGTGGAGCAGGTAATACTGGCGCTAGTGGAGGAGCTATTCCCAATCCATCAGGCGGTGCTGGTTTAACAGCAACAACTACTTTAGGTGGCGGTACTTACGCTGGTGGCGGAGGTGGCAGCCATCAAAACCAAAGTGCAACAACTCCATCAGGCGGATCAGGTGGTGGTGGTGCTGGTTCTACCTCTACGGTTAATGCGGTTAATGGGTCAATAAATACAGGCGGGGGTGGTGGGGGCGGTGGTAGCACGGGCGCTAATGGTGGGTCAGGTGTTGTTATTCTTTCTATTCCAACTAGCAGTTACTCAGGCACAACCACAGGAAGTCCAAGTGTATCAACTAGCGGAACAAGAACTATCTTAACTTACACATCATCTGGAACTTATACAGCTTAAAAGGAGCAATCATGTCGCACTTTGCAAAAGTAGAAAACGGAGTAGTAGTCCAAGTCATCGTAGCGGAACAAGATGTCATAGATAGTGGCATTTTTGGTCATGGATGGGTTCAGACTTCATACAATACTCATGGTGGACAACATCCTGAAGGCAGACCATTGCGTAAAAACTACGCTGGTATTGGCTACACTTATGATGAACAAAGAGATGCCTTTATTCCACCACAACCATTCCCAAGTTGGTTATTAGATGAAGAAACTTGCTTATGGAACTCTCCAGTTCCATATCCTACCGATGACAAAATTTACAATTGGGATGAAGCTACAACCTCTTGGGTAGAAAGAAATGACTAATTACCAATGGAAAATAATAGAAACCGTCATTGTTGACGGGGTTCTAAAATCCGTTAAATATTGGTGCAAAGCAACAGACGATAAAAATTTTGTTGAAACCGAGGGTAATTGGAAAATGCTAACTCCGCATATGGTGGATGAGGATACAACCGAACACCAGGTTATCCATTGGATTGATTTAGATGCTACCCAAAACGACAAACATCTCATAAAATACAGATTACAAGAGCAACTGGATGCGCTTAGTTCGGCAGCAACAACTAAACCGCCCTGGGCCGTGGACACATTTAAGGTGACGATATGACACAACCAATCGACATCATCTCTCGCGCCCTTAAAGATATTGGGGCATTAGAGGCTGGTGAGACTCCCGCGCCTGCGGATTCGCAAGACGCATTTGATATGCTTAACGATATGTGCGACCAATGGTCCAACGAGCAGATGATGGTCTTTTACAAGACCGAAATTATATTTACCTTAACATCTGGCCAAACCCAGTACACCATTGGTGCCGGTGGTCAAATTGGCGGGACTATTACTGGATCAATCAGCGGCACAACCTTAACTGTCACTAATGTAGCAGCTGGCGCAATTGCCTTGGGAATGACCTTAACTGGCTCTGGCGTATCTGCTGGCACCAAGATTACGCGCTTTGGTTCTGGAGCGGGCGGCAATGTTAATTCCAGCGGAACTTATACGGTAAGCATCTCGCAGACCGTTAGCAGCACGACAATTAGCGCGTATTACGAGCGCCCTTTGTCTATTAATTCTGCATTTGTAAGGGTAAACACTAACTCCAATGGGCAACCTATTGTGAACGGCGGACTCGATTACCCAATTACCATTCTGAACCTAGAAAATTATGAAATGATTGGCTTAAAAACCTTAAATGGTCCATGGCCACGCGCTTTGTACTACCAGCCAAGCGAGGCTTTGGGAACCATTTTTGTATGGCCTAATCCATCGCAAGGCGAGATGCACATATTTGCAGATACCCTATTCCAGCGCTTTACCACCATCAATGATGAGATAGTTATCCCACAGGGCTATTTAATGGCCCTCAGATGGTGTTTAGCCGAGCGTTTGATGCCGATGTATGGCAAAGCCAGCCCAACGCAAATACAGATGATTAACGGCTTTGCAAGCCATGCCAAGGCAACCATTAAGCGCAACAATATGAAACCCATGCAGGTGGCTCGATTTGAGGATTCATTGATTGTAGGTAAGAGAGCAGACGCTGGTTGGATTCTGTCCGGAGGCTTTTAATGCCTGATTTTGGATTCGTTGGCGCAGCTTACGAAGCACCATCTATTTATCAGGATGCCCAAGAGTGCATTAATTTTTACCCTGAGATAGACCCCACTAAACCGCAAGGTGACCGCGGGATTATGGCGCTTTACCCAACGCCTGGCCTTGAGACCGTAGCCATTCTGCCTAACCAAGAGGAAGTGCGAGGCATTCGCACCCTGTCTGGCGGCACCCAAGTCGTGACAGTTTGCGGTGACTTTGTATATGTGATGGAGTCGGACTACACGCCCAAAATGATTGGCCAAATGAATACCTCCACCGGCTTGGTCGGGATTGTGGATAACGGCGTGAATGTCTACATTGTGGATGAGACATACCGCTATTGCTGGTTTATCTCCAACCCATCCGCAGCCACTTTTACTGGTTCCATATCAACTACAACCTTAACAGTCACCTCTGTTTTAAGCGGAACGATTGCCGTTGGCCAAGCTATTTTTGGGCAAGGCGTAGATCAAAATACGGTGATTACTGCGCTTGGTACTGGTACGGGCGGAACTGGAACTTATACGGTAAGCGACTCCCAAACAGTAGCATCTACCCAAATTAACTCGGTGGCCGCGCCCGCTATTGTGACAGCGTCTATTGCCACTACAACGATGACGGTAACTGCGGTCACAAGCGGAACATTAAAAATTGGCCAAACCATTGAGGGTTCAGGCGTAACCGATGGAACTATTATTACGGCTTTTGGCACAGGGTCTGGGGGCGCAGGAACTTACACGGTTAGCGCCTCGCAAACAGTTAGCAGCACTACTATTTATGCCATTAACTGGACTGTATTGCCAGCAACCGATGGCCCATTCCAAGGCGGTGGAACGGTTGATATTACCGACAATTACTTTGTTTATAACAAACCTGATTCGCAACTTTGGGCAGCATCGGACTTACTAAGCCCGATTACCGACCCGCTATCTTTTGCTAGTAAAGATGGCTCACCCGATGACCTAGTGTCTATTATTGTTGACCGCCGAGAAGTCTATTTGTTGGGCGAAATGTCCTCCGAAGTCTGGATTAATTCGGGCGCGGTGCCGTTTCCCTTTACTCGGATTCCTGGCACATCTACCCAGCAAGGTATTGCAGCGCAATATTCCATGTCTAGAATGGGTAACTCCTTTGCGTATGTGTCTAAGAACAATCGCGGCGAGGCAATGGTGGTGCGCATGAATGGATATTTTCCTGAGAGAATATCAACCCATGCGGTAGAAACAACTTTAGTCAATCAGAATGTGTCTAATGCGATAGCGTGGACCTATCAACTTGAGGGCCATGAAGTCTATGTGGTGACCTTTCCCGCAATTGGGACTAATGGCTTGACATGGGCGTATGACAACACCACCGGCTTATGGCATAAGTGGTTGTACCGTAATAATCAAAATGAATACGAGCGCCATCGTGGTAATTGCTGCGCATTCTTTAACCAACAGGTATTGGTTGGAGACTATGAAAACGGCAAAATTTATCAATTAAGTCGTAACTTTTATACAGACGATGGCCAACCAATCCGCCGGATTCGCAGAGCCCCACACATTACAAGCGACCTGCAGCGCCAGTATTTCCATGAACTGCAGATTCAGTTCCAGCCAGGCGTTGGTCTATCAACCGGCCAAGGCGATGACCCCCAAGCCATGTTGCGCTGGTCTAATGACGGCGGATCAACTTGGTCTAATGAATATTGGACATCTATTGGAAAGCAAGGAAAATATCTAAATCGTGCCATTTGGCGGCGTTTAGGATTTTCACGGGATAAGGTCTTTGAGGTTTCTATTTCTGACCCCGTTAAGGCAGTCATTATTTCTGCAAACTTAAAGGCCGAGGCTGGAGAAAACTAATGACTACACCGCAAAACCAACGGCTGCCAACTAGCCCATTAATTGATGATACGGGACGGCCAACTCGTGCTTGGCAGCTATTTTTGCTTAATCTCTTAAACTTCTCTAGCGCCACAACGGCTACGGCTGGATCGGCTACCCTCCCTGCAAATCCAGAGGGGTTTATTGAGGTTACTGTTAACGGCGAGTCTAAAAGAATCCCTTATTACAACCCATGAACGAACAATTATTAGCCCCTCTTAATTTGCCATTAACTGCGCAGCGGTGGCTTTTGGACTTTTTTAATGTTATCCAAGGCCTTGACGATTGGCGCGATAACGACCCAGTAGAGCCAAAACAGAAAGAAAAAGTAATTTATCAGGTTATGGTGGAATTACCCCAAAACCATTTCTTTCAAGCCCATTCCCATAATTTGCTGCCTATCGTCAGTATTCTTATTTTGAAGTGGATTGGTGCTAACAAATTGGAAGATAATAGAGAACAATTACACAAGGCCTATATGTGGCGGGCTGCGTACTACGACCTAATTTTAGAGGTAGTGCGCTTAGTCCACGGGTTTGATGGGGCAGCAGGCGCTGCCGAGTATGTTGCCAAATTATATGGCGAGACTTATGAAGATTATGTAAAGGAGTTTGAGAATGCCTGATCCAGTCACCGGTACTATTGCAGCCGTTTCGCTTGGTAGCGGCTATATGCAATCACGCGCTGCAAAAGATGCGGCAAGTATGCAAGCAGCTGCTGCTAATCGCGCAATGGACCAAGAACGGGCTATGTATGAACAAGGCCGTGAAGATTTAGGACCATACAGAGAACAAGGCTATACCGCACTTCGAGACATTGAACGGATGAAGCCATTTTTAACTTCTCAATTTGGACCTGAACAATTTGGGCAATACTTAGACCCCAGCATGGCATTTCGGCAGCGTTTAGGAACTCAAGCAACCGAGCGTTTAGCCAATGTGGGTGGTGGGGCGATTAGCGGTAATACATTACGCGCCCTAACTGATTATGGTCAAAATTTAGCATCTACCGAGTACGGCAACGCATTTAATCGATTCCAAACCGAGCGGGGCAATATTTATAACACCCTAGCCAATATTGCTGGCATGGGTCAAAATGCGGTTAATACGGGTGTCAATGCAGGTCAAAACTATGCAGCAAGTACAACTGGGTTGATAACTGGTCAAGCGGCAGCTAATGCAGCCGGAACGGTTGGATCAGCAAATGCGCTTGCAGGAGGATTTGGCGGCGCTACTAATGCCTACTTGTTAAATCAATTTATGAGACCACAAGGCACTCCATCCGCAGTAACGCCATCATCTACTTTGTCTGGATATGGAAATATTCCACCGATGTACACGCCAGGTACTGGATTGCCAACAACATACGGCCCATCCCCTGCTTAATTAGGAAAGAAAACACTAATCATGGCAATTAATATAAAACCAGACATCTCGTTAAGTGGTAAGCCACCGGCAATGATGACATTGCCCGAAATGGTCAATATGGCTCGTGGTGCGCAAGCATACCAGCGTGAACGGGAAATATTCCCTGAGTTAGTGCAACAGGCTCGTACTCAAACGCAGCAATCCCAATTTACCCTAGACAAAGACCAAACTGCTGGAATTATGTCCTTAGTCGGCGGCTACAGAAATGACCCAAGAATTAATAGCGGAAATGCCGATCAAGCTATAGAGGCTATGTCAGAAATCCGATCAAAAGCTGTGGCTATTGGGATTCCTGAAAGACGAGTAGATGATTTAATGCGTATGGGCAACGCAATTGCGGTACGCAACCCCAAAAACCTTGGCCAATATTTTGACAATGTAATCCAATCTCAGATTGGACCATCTGGCCAGCAACAATTACAAACACCTCAATTAGTAACCTCTGGCGGTGCGCCTGCTATGTTCCAAACTGGCCCGCGCACATTAAGCCCATTCCCACAATTTAGTGAACAACCGCCTCCTGTTACATCTGCTGCGCCACCCCCAGCCCCCGCAGCGGCACCAGCGGCATCAGCGCCCGCACCACAAGTTGGAACTACGCCCAAAGGTGTCACCAGCGCTGACATGGTTGCAAGCAGAAATGACCCTGGCTTTGCTTTGCCATACCCAGTACGCAGAGCGGGTGATATTCGCCCATTTGCTCCTGGCGAAGAAGCAGCAACTGTAGAGGGTCAGGCCTATATTAAAAACCTATCAGCCGTTGGATCAACTGCGCCAACAGGTCTTGATCGCGTTGATAGAGTGTTGCAAACCATTAGCAAAATTGAATCGAGTAGGGATTTTAAGGCTGGTAAGCCTGGTGAGTTGGAAGCTAAATTAAGAGCAGCCATTGGCGATGCAGATTACAAATTATTATCTAAAGAGATTGCTGACCTTGTTATTGCAACCAATCAAGCCATTGGTGGCAAGACCGATGCAACAACCGCTCTGGTATCTCAAGCAACAGGTAACGAGGTATACCCGCCTGAAATATTAAAAAATATAGCAACCAAATTGCGTGGAGAGGCTTACGGCGCAATGTTGGAGGCAAAAGGCGCAAACAAGTTCTTACAACTTGGATTAAATGAAGCTAACCTCCCAAGGGGTTATAAAGCCGCGTGGGACGACAATAAAGATGTTAGGGTATATGAAGCAATGGCAATATTTGCGTCAGACAGACTAACGCCTCAAGAAAAAATAACTGCTTACAATAAGATTAAACCGACCAATTTAGAGGCATTAAATGAGTTTGAGCGCAAGGCTCGAAACATTGAAAGTCTTGCTAATACCGGTACTTTGCCAAGGCAAAAACGATGAGCGATCCATTTGTCCATGAAAACCTAACCGAAGATGCCAAAAATAGGGCGTTAGAAATTGCCCGATCTATGTCTAACGATGGTAGTTCAATTAATACTAAATTATTAGAAAGAATACTATCTACCCCAGCTGAATTTAATAATTACCCTTTAAAATCCCGTCAAGCACTTTTTGAGCGTATAGGCATACAACCTGCTATGGCAGCCACAGAATCTAAGGGTGGTATTGGCTTTGGCAGTTTATTTGATGCCATAAAAACTACCAAACAAGAATATCAAAAAGAACAAAAAGCCGAACCAGCAACTCAGGCAACTGATTTATTTGGCGCTTTGAGTGCTACTAAACAAGAATACGAAAAACAAAAAAACACTCAAGTAATGGGTGACATATCGCAAGAGGCAAAACTAAGAGAAACCTTAGTTGCCGGTGTTCCAGAGGTTGTTAAAAAAGACGCATCTGGGCGCGTAATCGAAGAACCCCAACAACGCAAAGTGCGCAATGTAAAACAATTTTTAATGGATGCCCCTGTAGAAACTGCCTTAACCCTAGCTACGGGCGCGGTGACTGCCCCAATCGCAGCTGTTGAACAATTAGGTTCTGATATCTATGGGCGGATTACTGGCAAACCAAATGTTGGCCAAGATGTGTTTAAGGCAAGAATGCAAGCTGGAACTTATGTACCCCGTAGCGAAGCTGGCAAAGAAATGGTGCAAACAGTTGGCAAAGCATTTGAGGCTACAAAACTGCCACCAGTATTAGCCCCAGAGTTAACTGCGGTTACGGCTGCGGGTCGATTGCCTCCACCCAAGCCAGAGGGCAAGCCAAGGATGTCGGCTAAAGAGTATGAAAATGTTAAGGCGGTTGTTGAGGGAACGGCTCCGCAATTTAAGCAAGACCCACCAAGATTGCCAGGTTTAGCAAGTGTTGGCGCAGCTGGTCGGCGTGACCCTGTAGCAATTAGGGCGGCTATTGATGCTTTGCCACCAGAACTGCAAGGCGCTGTGCGCAACATTCCAACTAATCGAGTTAACTTGCAGGCCTTAGAGTCTCATGCTCAAGCATTAAATCTACCGGTACCCATCTATATGACCCGCGGCCAAGCTACTGGCGATTTGGTGGCTCTTAGTAACGAATTAAACCGCCGTGGCGAATTGCCAAATATTGCCTACCGCATGGGCGAAACAAATAAAGCATTAATTGAAAACTTATCTGCTATTAGAGACCGAGCCGCTCCTGATTTGCCAGGCTCTAAACCATCTGATTTTGGTCAAATTGTTATTGATACTTACAAAGGTATTGATAGCGACCGGCGAACCATTATTAACGGTTTATATAAAGATTTAGAAACGGCAGCCGGTGGTAATTTTCCAATTAATTCTCGCGCCTTTGTAAACAATGCCGATACACAATTAAGCAAAAAACTAAAAAGCGAGTTTGTGCCACCCACAATCCAGAGACAATTACAGGCCTATCGTGATGGCGGCAAGATGGATTTTGAACAGTTTGAGGCATTGCGTACTAATTTGGCTACAGAAATAAGAAAAGCAGAAGCTGCAAACGATGGAAATGCCTCTATGGCTCTTTCTATAGTTAGAGACTCGTTAGAGGCCTTACCGTTAACTGGCGAGGCTGCAGCACTTAAACCCCTAGCAGATGCTGCAAGAATGGCAGCCAGAGAGCGGTTTGAGACTCTTAAACGAGACCCAGCGTACAAGGCAGCAGTAGACGATAAAGTCGCGCCTGAGAACTTTGTAGATGTTTTTGTGCTTAGTAAAAACAAGGGAACCGAAAAAAATGTTCAAACTATGATGGAAGCCCTTGGCAAAGGCACCGATGGCCAATACGCGGTTGCGGCTAATATTATTGAGCATTTAAAAAACAAATCAGTAGATCAACAAGGCAATTTTTCTCAAGCTGCTTATAACAAAGCGCTTAAAGAATTAGACCCCAAACTACAAAACATCTTTGATGGCGCTACGGCCCAAACCCTTAGAGATTTGGGCGAAGTATCGCGTAAGGTTATGGCCCAACCTAAAGGTAGCTTTGCTAACAATAGCAATACTTTGGTTGCTGGTCTTGCTCAAAAAGTTGAGAAAGTAGCTGAAGTAGGACTAAATCTTATACCTTATGTATCTTTAGGTACTATGGCAAAACAAGCCCGCGAGCGCCGTGCTGGTAAAAAATTTGAACAAGAAACTTTAGGTCCAGTAGCTGGCGTTGAAGGCAAGTCAAACTTAATTAGAGACATTCTAAGTAAAAAGGAATAAATCATGGCAGCAGTCAATCTCTCACCAATCGGCAATGGCTTTCAGTTCTTTAGTAATGATGGACTGCCATTAAACGCCGGTAAACTTTATACCTACCAAGCTGGGTCAACTACCCCGCTTGCATCTTATACAGACTCTAGCGGTTTAATTGCCAATACCAACCCCATTATCTTGGGAACGGATGGACGGCCACCGTCAACAATATGGTTGCTAGATGGGTTTTTCTATAAATTTGTACTAGCTAATTCAAGCAATGTCACCATCCAAACCTATGACAATTTGTATGGAATTGTGAGCGCAACCCCTCCGGCTGCAACCCCAATCCCTGCGGGCGGTATTTTATTGTGGTCTGGCTCGATTGGATCAATCCCTGCTGGCTATGTAATATGTAATGGCTCTAACGGTACGCCAGACCTGCGAGACCGTTTTGTCGTAGGCGCTGGATCAACTTATGCGGTCAATGCTACAGGCGGTTCAGCGGATGCTATCGTGGTTACCCATAACCATACGGCAACTTCTACGGTAACAGACCCTGGGCATGACCATGATGCTATTACTCAAACAAGTGGTAGTTCAAGTTCTGGAGCGCAATTTACAAATTCGTTTAGTGGGTCTGTCAATACAACTTCAACGCAAATGATCCAAACTGCAACAACTGGCATTACTGTAGCTACAACAATTGCAAATGCTGGTACAAGCGGAACTAACGCAAACTTGCCTCCTTATTACGCTCTTTGCTACATAATGAAAACTTAATATGGAATGGCAAACGATTATCAATATTGGCCTTGGATGCGTTATTGCATCTATTGGCTGGTTTGCTAGGGAACTTTGGGATTCTGTTAAAGAGTTGCGCAGAGACATTCACCAGATTGAAAAAGGTCTGCCAGAATTGTATGTGCGCAAGGATGACCTAAAAGAAGTGCGCATTGAGATGGCCGCTCGATTTGACAAGTTAGAAAGCATCATGGCATCGTTTTTTGACCGATTGGCAGATAAGGCCGATAGGTAATGGATGTGCCATATAACAATGGCAAAATTAAGATAGGTTGTGCATATTATTTAAACCCGTTAAGGCCTAAATACATTGAGTACGATGAGGATATGTTAGAACTGCAGAGTTACCTAATTCACGACCCGCGCATACTTAATCAGCAGTATTGGGCAAAGCGCATTTATATTGCAATCCTTTTATTTGTATTAACAATCATGCTAATGGCCCACTAATGTTAATGACCATACTCAATATTTTTGCTCTTTTTATTGCAATTTTTGCGGTAGTTATATTTACGGTAATGTTTGCTTTCTTCTTATTTATTATGTTTGCGTGCGTTTGTATTGGCTGGAAAGAAATTAACTCTATGCCAATCGCTGAGATTTGGCAAAGAATCAAAAAATGATCCTATATGTCAGACCCTTTTGGAATTATAGATGGTACTAAACAGGTTACCAAAACCCTCAATGAGTCTGTAAAAGCCAGCGAGGAGTTAAGTAAAGCAATTGATGGTGTATTGGCGGTAGCGGATAAGGCGGCAAAAGAAAGAGCGGCATCAAGGAAGAATTTAAGAGAAGTAAGCCCTGATACCACTACCATTATTGAGGCGGTAGATGAGTTTCAAAGGCTAATGTTAGCCAAGCAGTCAGAAGAAAAGATTAAAGAAGAAATTACTAAGAAATACGGCAGTAAGGCATGGGATGAAATACAAGGTATTAAGGCTAGAAAACAATGGGAAATAAGGCAAGATAAGTATTTAGAACAAAGCGACAGAAGGGTGATGAAAAGCGTTATGGCACTTTGTTATATGTTTGCAACTTGGGTTGCTTACGAATGTACTTGGGGAAGGTGGAAATAATATGTTACCTATAATGGCACTATTTGATGTTGGGATGAAAGTCTTAGACAAGTTTATTCCTGATCCAGAGGCTAAAGCAAAGGCTCAGAAAGAGTTATTACAGATGCAGCAAGAAGGCAGGTTGGCTGAACTTAACGCGGATAACATTGAGGCTCAAGAACTAACAAAACGCCAGCAAGCTGATATGGCTAGTGATAGTTGGCTGTCTAAAAACATTCGTCCAGGAACGCTTATATTTATTTTGGTTGTATATGCAGCCTTTGCAATTATGAGTGCGTTTGAAATGAATGTGCATCAACCCTATGTAGAACTGCTTGGGCAATGGGGTATGTTAATCATGTCTTTCTATTTTGGTGGTCGCACCCTTGAAAAGATTATGGATATGAAAGCTAAAAAAAATGATAACCCCACTTAGCCTCCACTTTAGTCTAGAGGAATTGACCACTACTGACCACAGGCAGTTTGACAATACGCCAAACCCCGATGAACTGGCCAACTTAAACCGTCTGGCTAAATTCTTAGAGCAGGTCAAAACCGTCTTAGGCGGCAAACCCGTAATGATCAACTCTGCCTTTAGGTCAGCGCAAGTCAATGCAGCAGTAGGTTCTAAGGACACCAGCCAGCACCGAATTGGATGCGCTGCGGACATTCGTGTGCCAGGCATGACCCCCGATGAGGTGGTTAAAACTGTAATGGCTGCGGGTCTTGGCTACGACCAAATTATTAGAGAGTTTGACCGCTGGACCCATATCTCAATCCCTAATAACCCAGAGGATAAACCCAGACAACAGGCATTGATTATTGATCGCAGCGGTACTCGTCCTTATGCTTAGTAAAGCGGTGCGCAAGTAACATCCACCACAATATCGCGGGTCATACCGCCGACCTTGCGTTTAGCGTAAATTAATATCGCTCTGGTCTTAGCAACCTGGCAATCCTGAATGGCGGTAACCACCTCAAGACGGCTCATAGAATGGACCTTATCGTCCACGACCAGCAGCTGCTCTGGCATAGCGTTTTTATCTGGCGTACTGCTGCAGCCACTTAAAATTAGTAAACAAACACCTGCTATGATTATTTTCATTTTTCTATCCTAGAATGGGCTGTCATCGTTGATGTCACCAGCATATGCCCGTGAAGGGTATTTTTCGGCGCTCTGAGGCGTTTGTGGCTGCGAATCAGGCTTGGACCCAGCAAACTCTAATTCGCCCACCCTTGCCCTAAAAGTAACGCCCTCGGTGCCGTCTTTTCGTTTATAGGTTTCTACATGGGGCTCAGTCATGCTGACAAACAAAAGTTGCCCTTTGGCTAGATGGGGCTTTAACTTCTCGCACCGCTCCCCCCACATGGTCCCGTTAACCCATTGGGTCGGCTGCTTACCATCAACCTTACGGCCATAAGAAAACGCCAAGGACAAATCCATAATGGCTTTGCCATCCGGTGTATATCGTAACTCTGGGTCATTGCCCAGACGGGCTAATCCGATTAGTAACATTAAAAACTCCCTTTATCAAAATAATTTGATTCGTCATTGAAAAACTCAAATAGTGCATCGCACTCGGCTAAGAACTTCTCAGCTGCTGCCTCTACCTCGGCCAACTCCTCTGGGCTTGGGACATATTTCTTGATGAACAGGTCTTTCCCCTCACCCATGCGCGGATCGTAGGACACAAACCAAACATCCTTACCAGTACAGGCCGACTGCAAAAGCATTTGGGGCTTGTACTCTGGTGGGATGGCCTGGTTGGCTACATACTTCATGTGTGTCTTAGTCTTGGGGCATTTGACTTCTATGAGCGATCCATCGGACACATAACCGTCAGGACTTACTCCGCAATGAAAAATGCTTGGGTGGTCAACAAAACCAACATCCTTAACCATGAGACCGGTGATATTCTCAAAGGCCTCTTTGGCAGCTGCCTCCTGCTCCACGCCCCACTGCATATCTGAGGTCATGTACTTGTCGGCAAAGGTATTGGTAATGCGCTCGGCCACCACCTCGTAGCGCAGGTTCTCCCGCTCACTAGACTCTTTGCCAGACTTTAGGAAGTTCATGGCCGCAGCCATCCTAGAGCCGGTCAACTTACCGAGGCGGTCATTCCACCAGGTCCCGTCTTGTTGGAATGGATTTGGTTCACGCATTTTG